CAAGGCAAAGATTATTGCCAATCATTCTCATAGATCAATCGGAGCTGTTATCTCCATGTTGGTTGATGAAGAGTGGAAGAAACAAAAGCCAGGTATTAAGAAAGAATTAAATGGCAAAGAATAATCTAAAGAAACGATTATCAAATGAGTGGCTTAAGATTAATAAAGTAGCTCTTCGTGATCCACGGACTACAAAAGAGATGGCAGTTCGAATGCGTTTACATCGTATTGAATCTATTGTAAGAAGTAGATATGGACAAGATTATATGTTCGAGCTGCAAGGGCAACGGTTACATAAGGCTGAAGTTTGAAGCAGAAGAATCCATACACCAATGCAAAGTATGTAACTCGGAGGGCGAAATCCAGGAAGATGAATACTTTCACCAGTATTGGGACGACGGCGCAGGCTTACCTACCTTCTACTACGGTCCGCCGCTTGACGTCGAAGGAGATGAAAGCTTTAAAAACTACAAAATTTATCGCAAGTAATCCTACGATAAAGTTTGACGG